GTTTCCAATTAACACCACCAAACTCAACTTCAATTCAAACTTCAAGTGCGGATATTGATTATACTGGTTTATCATTTGTAAGTGCAGGTAGTACCAGTGGTATCACTTTCTATGATAATTCAAGATTAACATATTTCCCACCTCAAACTGCAGGAACTGCAGATAAGTTCCTTAAGGTAACTAATGTTGCTGGTAATTATGTAATGTCTTGGGAGACACCTCCAACTATTACTGGTGCTGTTATTTACAAAGGAACATATAATGTTGTTACCAATACTCCAGGAATAGCAGACACAACAGGACAAGCAGGTTGGGAATATACGGTAGTTGGAGTTGGTACAATTGGAGTTGGTACAACTAATTTTGGTAATGGACCATTAACACTTCAAGATGGTGATTTGCTAATTCATAATGGATCCCATTACGACCAAATTCCTGGACCAAGAACACAACTTAATTCTGATTGGAATGCCACTGTTGGTGTTACTGCAATTCTAAACAAACCAACGATTGTTAATAAAATTATTGGAGGAACTGGTGTATCACTATCTCCGTCTAATGGAATTGGTACAGTTACGATTAATGCAACTGGAACACAAAATTTAGATTCTGTATTAACCAACGGAAATACTTCGGCACTTGGAATTAATGTTGGAGTTGTATCTGCAACTTCTTATACTGGTAATGGTGTAAATCTAACTGGTATTGTGACTTCTATTGTTGCTGGTACTGGTGGAATTACAGTATCAGGTTCAACAGGAAGAGTTACTATTAATGCAGTTGCTCAAGTCAATAGTGATTGGACTTCAACTGTTGGTGTTGCATCTATTCTCAACAAACCAACGATTGTCAATCAAATTATTGCTGGAAGTGGAGTTACAATTTCACCTGCGAATGGAATTGGTATTGTTACGATTACTGGAACACAAAATTTAGATTCAGTATTAGGTTATGGAAATACTTCATCATTTGGAATGAGTGTTGGGATTGTAACTACTACTAAACTTGTAAGTAGTGATGGTGGAACATTCTCTGGTGTAGTTACTGCAACTTCTTATAGTGGTTCTGGAACAAATCTAACTGGTATTGTAACTTCTATTGTTGCTGGTGCTGGTGTTACGATTTCTGGTTCTACAGGTCAAGTTACTATTAGTTCAACACCATCTAATTTTATTTCTACTTCTACTACACAGGCAAGCACACTTACAGTAGATTTTACTGGACCAGATGTAATATTCTGGCAACCAAGTGCTAATGGAAATAGAACAGTTACACTAACTAATTTTACAGCAAATAGAGGAATTAGGATTTTTATTACTCCTCATACTGGTGCAAATACTTTTACATTTACTGGAGTAACTGCAAGTCAGTGTAGTAATGGTAGTAATGTTTACCAATTAGGTGGTGGCGGTGCTGCTCAAGCAAGTATGATGATTGAACTATTCTCAACTTCAACTGCTGTTGGTGGTGTTTGGATATTTGCATATGGTGGGGTTTGATTAAGACTTATGTCCGATAGCATTTACTTAGGTAATCCCAATCTAAAAAGGGCAAATACACAGATTCAATTTACACAAGAACAAATTATTGAGTTCTTAAAGTGTAAAGAGGATCCTGTATATTTTGCACGGAATTATATTAAGATTGTTACTCTCGACCACGGACTACAACCTTTCAAGATGTATCCGTTCCAGGAGAAATTAATTAAAAATTTCCACGACCATAGATTTAATATCTGCAAGATGCCTCGCCAGACAGGTAAATCAACTACCTGTGTATCTTATCTTCTTCACTATGCAGTCTTTAACGATAATGTTAATATTGCTATTCTAGCAAACAAGGCATCTACAGCAAGAGATCTTCTTAATAGATTGCAACTTGCTTATGAGAACTTACCCAAGTGGATGCAACAGGGTGTTATATCTTGGAACAAAGGTTCTTTGGAACTTGAGAATGGTTCTAAAATATCATCAAACTCCACATCATCATCTGCTGTTCGTGGTGGTTCATATAATATCATCTTCTTGGATGAATTTGCGTTCATTCCAAATCACATTGCTGATGACTTCTTTGCATCGGTTTATCCTACCATTTCTTCTGGTAATTCAACAAAAGTAATTATTGTTTCTACCCCTCGTGGTATGAATCACTTCTACCGTATGTGGCACGATGCTGAGAGGGGCAAGAACGAATATGTTCCTACAGACGTTCATTGGTCGGAAGTGCCTGGTAGAGATCAGGTATGGAAGGAGCAGACGATTGCAAACACCAGCGAACAACAGTTCAAAGTTGAGTTTGAATGTGAATTTTTAGGATCGGTTAATACTCTCATTAGTCCAGCAAAACTTAGAAACTTTGCTTATGAAAATCCTATTAGGAGAAATGCTGGATTAGATATTTACGAATCTCCAAAAGAAGATCATAACTATCTAATTACTGTTGATGTTGCTCGTGGGATGGGAAATGATTATTCTGCTTTTGTTATTTTCGATATAACCAATTTTCCATATAAAATTGTAGGAAAGTATAGAAATAATGAAATTAAACCTATGCTATTCCCAAATATCATTCACGAGGTTTCAAAGGGATACAATGATTGTTGGTTATTGATAGAAGTAAATGATCTTGGGGACCAGGTTGCAAATATATTACATTTTGATCTCGAATATGACAATGTCCTAATGTGTTCTATGAGGGGAAGAGCAGGTCAAATAGTAGGTTCAGGATTTAGTGGGAAGAAATCTCAACTTGGTATAAGAATGACCGCTGCGGTTAAAAAGTTAGGATGCTCTAACTTAAAAACCTTAATGGAAGATGACAAATTATTGACAGTTGATTATGATATTATATCAGAATTAACAACATTCGCACAGCGCCATAATTCATTTGAAGCAGAAGAAGGTTGTAATGATGATCTTGCAATGTGCTTGGTTATTTTTTCTTGGTTAGTCGCCCAGGACTATTTCAAAGAAATGACGAACAATGATGTTCGTAAAAGAATCTATGAGGAACAAAAAAATCAAATCGAACAGGATATGTCACCATTTGGATTTATTTCAGATGGTTTAGAAGATATTGATGTAACTATTGATGTTACAACTGGAGATCGATGGATGTTTGCAACTGCTAAAAATGAGTTAGAAACAGCAGAGATATGGAATGTTGATGAATATGGAGATAGATCTCATATGTGGGATTATAGGTGATGGGATATAATTTTGAAGATCAAATGGAGTTGGAACATATATTATTTTTTGATAGGAAATGTAGAGTTTGTGGTAAAGTAAAAAACTTGATAGATGACTTCTATTTGACTCGTAAAAATAAATCGGTTTTTCCATCTGCATATTCTTATGAATGTAAAAACTGCACTGTAAAGAGAATTAAAAAATCCAGAAAAGAAAAAATATCATCAGTAAATTGGGAATATCCAGATTGGTGAGTGTTCACGCACCATTTCCCAGATGAAAGTAGCCTTTTTCATAAATAATTTCAGATTAAATTTGGATTCGGAGAAATCAAGATGCCACTAAATTTAGCATCTCCTGGAATAATTGTTAGGGAAGTTGATTTAACCGCAGGTAGAGTAAATGCAGTATCTGATAAAACTGCAGGTATTGTAGCGCCCTTCGCACAGGGTCCTGTAGAATTACCTACATTAGTTTCAAATGAGCAAGACCTATTAGACCTGTTTGGTACTCCATATGCTACTGATAAGCATTATGAGAGTTGGATGGTTGCATCATCTTATCTGGCATATGGTGGCCAGTTAAGAGTAGTAAGATCGGATGATGATGATCTAAGAAACGCTTCTGTTGGTTCTGGTTCAAGCATTAAGATCAAGAGTAACGATCATTACGTCCAACTTGGATATGATGAGAATACAAACAGCAACTTCTTATTTGCTGCAAAAAATCCAGGTGGTTGGGCCAACAATTTAGTTGTAGCAATTATTGATGCTAAAGCAGACCAAATTATAAGTGTTGCATCTACCACTGGTTTTTCTGTTGGTTTAGCTGTTACCCAAACCGCTAGCGGATTAGCAAATATTGGAATTGGAACTACAACTCAACTTGATGGATACTTAAAAGGTATCATTACTCAGGTTAGTGCTGGTAGCATTTCGGTAAAAGTTCTCGGACAGGTTTCTGCAGGTGGAACAGAAACTCAAGCAGATTATCAAGAATCAGGAATTTATCGTTTTAGAAGCGGTATTGTTATTGGAGTTGGAAATACAATTTCTTCTGTTTCTATTGCAACCACAACTCCAACTGCTGTTTCAGATTGGTTCGGCCAACAATCAATTCCACTATCAAATAATACAAGTATTCCTTGGAATAATATTGCAGATTCTCCAGCAACTTCAGCATATGCTGCAGCAAGAGGATCTAGATTTGATGAAGTTAGTATTGTTGTGATTGATGATAAGGGTTCTATCAGTGGAAATGCTGGAACCATTCTTGAGAAGCACCTAAATCTTTCCAAGGCAAAAGATGCAGAATTTTCAACTGGTAGTCCTTCATATTGGAGAAAATACTTAGAAACCAACTCACAATATCTCTTTGCTGGATCACAACCACATTCTGCTATCGGTGGAATTACAACTTCCGCGTTTAGTGCAGTAAGTGCTGGTACAACAACTCAGGTTCCAGCAACAGATACTGGTTGGGATCAAAACGCTTCGGGAATTAATTTTGGTGTTCATGGTGCTAGTACTCTAAAACTTCTAGGTGGACTTAACTATAACGGTCAAACTGGATTATCAACAGCAGGAGCATTGACTGCTCCAATCGGAAACCTATCAAATGGTTATGCTTTATTTGAAAATACTGATAATTATAAGGTAGACTTCTTATTGATGGGTTCTGCTGCTTATTCTAAGGAATCCACTCAGGCACTAGCAAACAAACTCATTTCTGTTGCAGAACTAAGAAAAGACTGTATTGCCTTCATTTCACCTTACAGAGCATCTGCTTTAACTGATACATCTTCTCAAACTGCAGTTACAGTTAACTCTGATGCTGATATTACTGAGAATGTAATTAGTTTCTATGCACCAATAACTTCATCATCTTATGCAGTATTTGATACTGGATACAAATACATGTATGACAGATTTAATAATGCATTTAGATATGTTCCTATGAATGGTGATATTGCTGGAACTTGTGCCAGAAATGATATCAATAACTTTGCTTGGTTCTCACCTGCAGGTACTACAAGAGGAACAATTTTAAATTCAGTTAAACTAGCATATAATCCATCAAAAACACAAAGAGATCGCCTCTATAGTAATAGAATTAACCCAGTAATCTTCTCACCTGGATCTGGAATTATTCTATTTGGTGATAAGACAGCTTTATCAAAATCATCAGCATTTGATCGTATCAACGTTCGTAGACTCTTTATCTACCTCGAAAATGCTATCTCTGCTGCTGCTAAGGATCAACTCTTTGAATTCAACGATGAAATTACAAGAACAAACTTCGTAAATATTGTTGAACCATTCTTACGTGATGTTCAGGCAAAGAGAGGTATCTATGATTATGTTGTTGTTTGCGATTCCACAAACAACACTGCTGCTGTGATAGATAATAATGAATTTATTGCTGACATCTACATCAAACCCGCAAGATCGATTAACTTCATCGGTCTAACCTTTGTTGCCACCAGAACTGGTGTTGCTTTTGAAGAAGTAATTGGAAACGTTTAATTAATTCAGAGGTTAAAAAACAATGGCAACCAGAACTCAACTAAATCCACCTCCATTAAGAAAGATTACCGACTTTAAGAGTAAGCTTACTGGCGGTGGCGCTAGAAGTAACCTCTTTGAGGTCGTACTTTCTTTCCCAGATGTAGCACCAGCTGATGCAAATGTCCTTGATAAATCAAGATTTCTCGTAAAAGCAGCTGCTCTACCAGCATCAAACGTTGCAGCATTACCAGTTCAATTTAGAGGTCGTACTTTAAATGTTGCTGGTGACAGATCTTTTGAAAGTTGGTCGGTTACAGTTATCAACGATACTGATTTTGCAATCCGTTCTGCATTTGAGAACTGGATGAATAAAATCAATAGAGTTTCTGATAATACTGGTGTTACCGATCCAGCTGCATATCAGGCTGATGCCTATATCTATCAATTAGATCGTACTGGAGCTACTTTGAGAGCATATCATTTCTATGATATTTTCCCAACCAATATTTCTGCAATTGATCTATCTTACGATTCAGAAGCACTTGAAGAGTTTAGAGTAGAATTCCAAATCCTCTGGTGGGAAGCTGTTAAAGGCAATGCTCCTAATGCTGGTGGTATTGATATCAACTAAATAGAATATAATCAGCCAATTACCTTATACTATGGCAAGACTTTTTGGTTTCTCAATTAATGATGAAAGTGATGATAAGTCGAAATCACTAGTTGCCCCCGTCCCGCCTAATAACCAGGACGGGGTTGATTATTATGTTCAGAGTGGATTTTATGGTTCATATGTTGATCTCGAAGGTGTTTATAGAACCGAATTTGAATTAATTAAAAGATACAGAGAAATGGCATTACACCCAGAGTGTGATAATGCCATCGAAGATGTTGTTAATGAAGCATTGGTTAGTGATCTCTATGATTCTCCAGTAGAAATCGAATTATCTAATCTTAATGCTAGCGATAAACTAAAGGAGAAGATTAGAGAAGAATTCAAACTTATCAAAGAAATGCTTGACTTTGATAAAAAATGTCACGAAATTTTTAGGAATTGGTATGTTGATGGAAGACTTTTTTATCTTAAAGTAATCGATTTAAAAAATCCCCAACAGGGAATTCAGGATTTAAGGTATATTGACCCATTGAAAATGAAATATGTACGTCAGGAAAAATCTCCTGATCCAAATAAACTTGGGGTACTATATCAAAAAACAAATCCAGAAAAAATTGTTAGTCCAGAAATTGAAGAATATTTCATTTATACTCCATCTCCAAATTTCCCATCTACTACTCTCACAGGATCTGCAAAGGGAGCAGTAAAAATTGCGAAAGATTCAGTTACTTATTGTACTTCAGGATTAGTTGATAGAAATAAAAATAGTGTTTTATCATATCTACATAAGGCAATTAAAGCACTCAATCAATTGAGAATGATTGAGGACAGTCTTGTCATTTACAGATTGTCACGTGCTCCAGAGCGTCGTATTTTCTATATTGATGTTGGCAATCTTCCTAAGGTAAAGGCAGAACAATACCTTAAGGATGTTATGAATCGTTATCGTAACAAACTTGTTTATGATGCAAATACTGGTGAAGTTCGTGATGATCGTAAATTTATGAGTATGATGGAAGATTTCTGGTTACCCAGAAGAGAAGGTGGTCGTGGAACCGAAATCACAACTCTTCCTGGTGGTCAGAATCTCGGAGAACTTGCTGATATTGAGTATTTCCAAAAGAAACTTTATAGAGCACTAGGAGTTCCAGAATCCAGAATTGCTGGTGATGGTGGATTTAATCTTGGACGTTCATCAGAAATTTTAAGAGATGAACTCAAGTTTTCTAAGTTTGTTGGAAGACTGAGAAAGCGTTTTGCTAATCTTTTCAACGATCTTCTAAGAACTCAATTAATTCTTAAAAATATTGTTAGTCCAGAAGACTGGAAGGTTATGAGCGATCATATTCAATATGATTTCTTATATGACAATCAATTTGCAGAGTTAAAGGAATCTGAGTTAGTAAATGGTCGTTTAGCAACTCTCGCTACAATTGAACCTTATATTGGAAAATATTATTCGACAGAATATGTTAGAAAAAGGGTTCTTCGTCAAACTGATTCGGAAATTATTGATATTGATAATCAAATTCAAGATGAGATTAAAAAAGGAATTATTCCAGATCCAAGTACAGTAGACCCAATTACAGGTCAACCTTTACCAGCTGAGGGTCAACCAGCTGCAGATATGGGAGCGGATGGTTTGGGACAAAATCCAACCTCCGATATGGGGCAAGTTCCTCAGGAACCCGACTTAGAAGCACAAGCGGCCGAATTTGATAAGAAACTTTCCAAAGATTCTAAAAAGGCGGAGATATAAGAGATATAAATAAATTATAGACAATAGTATTAATTTTATGGAAGAACTTATCGATTTGATTGCAACTGACTCTTCTGCATCTTCTATTAGTGATAAGATCAAAGATATTCTGTACGCTAAGGCTGCAGAGAGAATTGATCTTTCCAGACCTTTAGTTGCAACATCTTTATTTGGTCAAACCGAGGATGGAGAATAATGGCAACAAAAATTGTTCAGGATACACAAATACCTAGATTAACACCAGCTGCTGGTATTGCAACAACGAGTGTACCTATTGCCCTTAAAACTGGTTATTTAAGAATAACTATTGGTTCATCACTTAATAGTTCTGGTGGATATATTGCGATTGGAACAAATCCTGTAGCAAATACGGATAATTTTCATATCACATCTTATAGTGTAGATGTCTTGAAAGAGACAATGAAAAGACAAAAAATTTCAGGTATTACTACAGGTACTACTACCACAGTTACTTTTGGTGAAAACGCTGGGAATCCATTTGTTGTGACAGATTATGTAACTATTGAAGGTGCTACAACATCAGGAATTAATACGACTCATAATGCTATCGTATCAATGAATGATTCTTCAGTTACTCTAAATTTCAACAGTACTTCAGTTGGTATAGTAACTGTAGGTCCCGCAACATTAGTCAAAAGTGTAAAAGTATCTTGTCTTAGTCCCGAAACTGGCGCTTTCTTTAATATTTCAGAAGTAGTTACATTAGTATCCGAATAAAACAATGAAACTCATCACAGAAGAAGTACAACAGGTTAAGTTCATCACCGAAGGAAAAGGTGCCGAAAAGAAAATGTATATTGAAGGAGTTTTCCTTCAAGGGGATATTTGCAACCGTAACGGCAGAATGTATCCAATGCAAACTCTTGCCCGTGAAGTAGCAAGATATAATGAGGCATTTGTTTGTAAGGGTCGTGCTCTTGGAGAACTAGGTCATCCCGATGGACCTACTGTCAATCTTGATCGTGTTTCCCATAAAATTATTTCTCTTGAACAAAAAGGAAGCAATTTTATTGGTAAGGCACAACTTCTTGAAACTCCGATGGGTAAGATTGCAAAATCTCTTATTGGTGAAGGAGTTATGCTTGGTGTTTCTTCTCGTGGAATTGGATCACTTCAGATGAGTACTGAAGGTCACAAAATTGTTGGTGAAGATTTTATGCTAGCAACTGCTGCAGATATCGTTGCCGATCCTTCTGCTCCTGATGCTTTTGTTCACGGAATTATGGAAGGTAAAGAATGGGTGTGGGATGGAGGTATTCTTCGTGAAAACTTTGCATCCAAAACTCAAAGAAGAATCAATACTTTAGTTGATCAAAAAAGATTAGACGAACATAAAGTTCAACTATTCCAAGATTTCTTAGCAAATCTTTAAATTATAAATAAATATAGATTATAACACAATCGATCCAAAATGTCCGTTGGTAGAAATTTACAAGAAATGGAAAACGTAGTAACCAAAGGGGCTAAGCCTGCAGAACCAATGTCGCAAGTTGCACCAGTTACTCCTGGGCAAACTGCAAGTTGGGAAGATCTTGGCGGTCCTACTCCAGAAAATTATCGTTCAGACGATGATTCCGCTAAACTCAAGGATCCTTCAGCAACTCTTGCTCAAGTTAGAGATATTGTAAATGCTAAAGCTGTTAAGGCTGCAGCAGTTAAAGAAGAAACTGAGGAAGATGACGAAGATCTCATCTCCGAAGAAGAAATCTTGGAAGCTGCTGAAGATGAGGAAGAAGGCAGCAAAAAGGATCAAAAGGAAGATAAGAAGGAATACGGTAAAAAGAATCCTTCTAAATCTGAAGAAGATGACAAAAAGAAAAAAGAAAATGAAGATGACTGTGGAATGAAGGAAGAGTATGACATCGAAGAAGATGTCAATGCCCTACTTTCAGGTGAGGAGCTTTCTGAGGAATTCCAAGAGAAAGCACGTACCATTTTTGAGACTGCAATCAAATCTAAAGTTGCAGAAATCAAAGAAGAACTTCATGATGCATATGCACAACAATTGGTTGAAGAAATTGATTTCATCAAGAGTGAATTGACCGAGAGAGTTGATGCATATCTAGAATATGTTGCTGATGAATGGATCAGCGAAAATGCTCTTGCTGTTGAAGCAGGACTCAAAACTGAAATGACCGAATCATTCCTTGAAGGAATGAGAGGTCTTTTTGAAGATCATTATGTTTCAATCCCTGAAGATAGATATGATGTAGTTTATAGTATGGTAGATAAACTTGATGAAATGGAAGAAAAACTCAACGAGCAAATCGAAAGAAACGTTTTGCTCAATAGAAGATTAGCAGAGTCGGTTGCTGATGTAATCCTATCCGATGTCTCTGAGGGTCTCGCACTTTCTCAGAAAGACAAACTCGCTTCTCTAGCAGAAAATGTTGGGTTTGAAAGTGAATCAGACTATCGTGAGAAACTGGTAACTCTGAGGGAGTCTTATTTCCCATCTAATATTGCTAGTACTCAAAAGAACGTAACTGAAAATCTTTCAGAAGAAGTAAACACCGTATATGAAGAGCAGGTCTCTCCAGCAATGGGTGCATATCTTCAGATGTTAGGTAGAGTTGCTAATAAGTGATTTTTAAATTATAAAATTCAAACGAACAACAATAACACTTTTTTTCAAGAGGTAAAACAAATGCAAATGTTCAATTCCGAGCATCTGCAGGAAAAGTGGTCACCACTGCTAGACTATCAAGGTCTTGATCCTATTAGGGATTCACATCGCAGAATGGTAACCGCAGTCCTGCTAGAAAACCAAGAAAAAGCAATCCGTGAAGAGCGTGAGTTTCTTTACGAAACACCAGGTAACTCAACCGCTTCTGGTGCAAGTGGAGCTGGTTTTGGTGGTAGCGCACAAGGATTCAGCGCAGGTCCTACCGCTGGTTTCGATCCCGTTCTGATCTCCTTGATCAGACGTTCAATGCCTAACTTGATCGCTTATGATCTTTGTGGCGTTCAGCCAATGAACGGTCCTACTGGACTGATCTTTGCAATGCGTTCACGTTATAACAGCCAAAGTGGCACCGAAACATTCTTCAACGAAGTTGATTCGGCATTCTCAGGTCAAGATAGTGGATTCAACAACACTGGTGGTTGGGAAAGTGCTACAGTTGGTATGGGTACAACCGCACAAGGCGGAACCAACCCATCCCTCCTAGATCCAACAGCACAAACCGCTAACTCCCAGTCTGGTGCTAACCAGTACAACGTTGGCGAAGGAATGAGAACTGACTACGCTGAAGATCTCGGCGGCACCGATCAGTTCAACCAAATGGCCTTCTCAATCGAGAAGATCACTGTTACCGCGAAATCACGTGCTCTAAAAGCTGAGTACTCACTCGAACTCGCACAAGACCTTAAGGCAATCCACGGTCTGAATGCTGAAGCGGAATTAGCAAACATTCTCTCAACTGAGATTCTTGCTGAAATCAACCGCGAAGTTATTCGTACCATCTACAAGGTTGCTGAACCAGGTGCTCAGGTCAACACTGCTACCGCTGGTACTTTTGACCTTGACGTTGACTCCAACGGTCGTTGGTCTGTTGAGAAGTTCAAAGGACTTATCTTCCAAATCGAGCGCGATGCTAACGCAATCGCACAAAGAACTCGTAGAGGGAAGGGTAACATGATCCTCTGTTCTGCTGACGTTGCTTCGGCACTCACCATGGCAGGTGTTCTTGATTACACCCCAGCACTCAACGCTAATCTTAACGTTGATGACACTGGCAACACCTTTGCTGGTGTTCTACAAGGCAAGTATAAGGTTTACATCGACCCATATTCAGCAAACGTTGCTGCTAACCAGTTCTACGTTGTTGGATATAAGGGTGCTTCCCCTTATGACGCTGGTATCTTCTACTGCCCTTATGTTCCTCTCCAAATGGTTCGTGCCGTTGGTGAGAACACCTTCCAACCAAAAATCGGGTTCAAGACTCGTTATGGTATGGTTGCTAACCCATTCGCTGAGGGTACTACCCAAGGTCAGGGTGCTCTTACAACTAACGCTAACCGTTACTACAGAAGAGTTAGAGTTCAAAACCTCATGTGAGTCTCTTTCACATCTTTCTTGGAGGGTCTTCGGACCCTCTTTTTTTTGTCTAAATACAACTAAAAGCCCCCTATGGCTAACGCATTTTCAAATCAGACACAAAATAGAAATTTTTTATCTCCAGTAGGATTTAAATTTACTCTGGCAAGATATCCAAAAGTTGCATTTTTTTGTAATTCTGCAAGAATTCCTGAAATAACATTGCAAACTTTAATTCAACCAACATACTTGAAATCAATTGATGTTCCAGGAGATACCTCAGTTTTTGGAGATCTTACATTAAAATTTCTTGTTGATGAGAGTATGGAAAATTATATGATTATTCACAATTGGTTGACTGCTTTAGGTGGATCAGGAACTCTCAAGGAATATGCAAATTTAATTACAAATGAGGGGATTGAAGATGGTAAAAGAGCATTTAGTGATGGTACTCTTCGCGTTTTAAATAGCAATTATAAAGACGTTGCACTTGTAAGATTTCAAGATCTTTTTCCAGTTTCCATAACTTCATTAGAATTTGATGCAACACAAACTGACGTTCAATACTTTACTGCAGAAGTTGTTTTCAAATACACAATCTATGATATACTAGGTACAGATAACAATCCACTTTATCCATTTACAAGTACATGAATCTTGATGAAATTCAGGAGATGTGGCAGAGAGATTCTGTCATTGATCCTGACAACTTACACGATGAATCACTAAAAATTCCACAACTTCACGCAAAGTATTACACACTATACAACACAATTACTCTTCTTCGTGAGAAGGCACGAGAAACCTATAATAGAGTGCGTCTAGAACGCTATAACTACTACACAGGAAAGGCACCAGCAGAAGTCTATGTGGAGGATCCATTTCCGTATAAGGTAAGGGAAAAGGATGCCATAGAGAGGTATATGAGTGCCGATGAGAGACTCTCTAAAATTGATTTGAAGATAAGATATTATGACATTATGTTGAAGTTCTTAGAAGAAGTTATTAAAACAGTTTCTAACAGAACGTATCAAATCAAGAATGCTATTGAATGGCATCGTTTTCAGGCAGGGTTTAACTAAATAAAAATAAACTGTCTGTAAGATGAAGACGTTTAAGGAATTTATATTGGAAGCATATATTATAGAATCTAGAGGAAAAAGACATTTCCCAGATTCACCATCCACTTTTTCAAGCAGAGAAGAGGGTGAAAAACATCATGGTGGAACACCAAAAGGATTTTACTGGAATAATGCCAGTAGAGGAGATGATCCAAAATGGAGATTAAAACCAAAATCAGGTGGTGCCGAAGAAAGAAGAGCAAGAGCAGAAAGGATCGCAAATTTAAGTTCATCGGCCGAAAAAGCATCGGCAGATGTTAAAAACCAAAAATTACAAAGAGCAGGGTTAGAAGGACACCATATTACTCCAACCCATTATTCAGCAAAACTTAAAGCATCTATGAGTGACTCTGAATGGGAAGCAAGAAAGAAAAAAGATGCAGCAAGTGGAATCTATCACGGCCATCATCCAAAAAATCTGATGGGAACAACAACAGAAAGAACTCCAGAAAGTAGAAGAAGAAGGGGAATTGCTCATAGAGCAGGTGGAGCACACGAATTAGAAGGAAAAACAAAAGGGTTGTATTCTGGTTCAATTTCTCATAAGGATTTGCTTGCCGCAGCACACAGAAGAGATTTGAGGAAAAGAAGGGAACAAGAAAAACAATCATAAAATTGTAAAGAGGCAGAAATGCCTCTTTTTTATTGTCAATAAATATTTGTATCGGAATGATATAAATTATGAGTCATTTGATTATATCAAAAAAGAATGAAGTATATCTGTATATCAAGGCAGAACCTCACATTTATTATGAACTAGCAGATCAGTTCACATTTGAGGTTCCAAATGCAAAATTTAGTCCTCAGTATAAAAACAAATACTGGGACGGAAAAATTCGCCTATTTAACACACAGACAGGTGAGATTTATATTGGGCTCTTAGACAGAATTATCAGGTTCTGTGAGGACCACGAATACACATATGAATTTGCGGATAATAAGTTCTATGGACTTCCCTTTGAGATCAATGATGGAATCTCAAAGGAAGGTGTGAAAGATTATATGACAGCTATCAGCAAACACGCCCCACGCGACTACCAAGTTGAGGGAGTATACGACGCCTTGCGACATAATCGAAAATTATTGATATCCCCAACTGCTTCTGGAAAGTCGTTAATGATATATTCTGTTGTGAGATATTACGTTGAGAAGCAGCAAAATATTCTGATAGTTGTTCCGACGACTTCCCTTGTAGAACAAATGTATAAAGATTTTGCAGATTATGGATGGGATGTTGGTTCATTTTGCCACAAGATCTATGCAGGAAAGGAACGAGAAACTGATTCCCAAGTTATTATTACTACCTGGCAAAGCATTTACAAATTGCCAAAGCAGTATTTTGCCAGATTTAATGTAGTCGTAGGAGATGAGGCACACCAGTTTAAATCCAAGTCATTAATATCTATAATGACAAAACTTTGTGATGCGAAGTATCGTTTTGGATTCACTGGAACACTAGATGGAAGTCAAACTCATAAGTGGGTTTTGGAAGGATTGTTTGGACCTTCTTATAAGATCATTAAAACTGATGAACTAATGCAAAAAGGTCATCTTGCTAAATTGGATATCAAAATACTTCTACTGAAGCACCCACCGAATAAATTTCAAATATTTGAAGATGAAGTTCAGTACATTATCAATCATTCGAAGCGAAATAACTTTATTAAAAATCTCACTTTAGATCTAAAAGGAAACACTCTTATTCTATTTTCAAGAGTAGAAAGTCACGGAGAACCGCTTTACAATTTGATAAATAATGACATAGGTAATGATCGCCACGTGTTCTTTATTCATGGTGGTGTAGATACTGAAGAACGAGAAAAAGTTCGTGAAATAACAGAAAAAGAAAACAACGCAATTATTGTAGCATCTTATGGGACTTTTTCTACTGGTATCAATATTCGTAACTTACATAATGTTGTGTTTGCGTCACCATCAAAATCGAGAATTAGAAATCTTCAATCTATCGGCAGAGTTCTCCGAAAAGGAGAAAACAAAGTAAAAGCAACTCTATATGACATTGCCGATGATATCAGTTATAAATCTCAAAAAAATTACACACTTAATCATTTGATTGAAAGAATTAAAATTTATAATGAAGAAAATTTTAATTACGACATAGTAAACATTAATTTTGCAAAATGATGGGCGAAGAGTTTTATTGCATTTTAAAACTAGTATCAGGAGAGGAAGTTTTTTCGTTAGTTTGTATTGACAAAACTGACGAAGAATCGGTTGTAATTATGCAAAATCCTGTTGTATTAAAATATGTCTCCAAATCAAATGGATCTTTGTTAAAGATTGAACCATGGATCAAGTTTGCTTCTGATGATTTCTTTATCATGCATATGGAAAAAATTATTACAATGACGGAAATTAAAGATGAATATATGATTCGTTTTTATAATGAGTATCTTGAAGAGAGTAGTGGAAATAAAGGTAAGTTCCCCACTCCATCGCCAACAGATCCTGTCAAAGTTTCTGAGAAGATGGGATATATTGCATCGGTTGATGATGCCCGTAAGATGTTAGAGAATATCTATAATAATGTCCAAGATACTTAGCCACTCCCTTTCAACCCTAACAAAGGTATTCTACACATAATTACGGACCTTGTCAAGTCCTTAATTATTGTGGTATAATAGTTACATTAGTTTTAATAATCTGAGAAAATGTTATGCCCAAAAAGAAACCAGAACATTATGTTAACAATAAGGAGTTATTAGAAGCCCTTATAGTCCATCGTTCAAAACTTGCTCATGCAAAAGAGAATGATCTACCTAAGCCACGCATTAGCAACTATTTGGGAGAATGCTTTCTAAAGATTGCCACACACCTTTCATATAAACCCAACTTTGTCAATTATATGTTTAGGGATGATATGATCTCTGATGGTATTGAGAATTGCGTTCAGTACATTCATAACTTCAATCCCGAAAGATCGCAGAATCCATTTGCGTATTTTACTCAAATCATTCACTATGCTTTTCTTCGCCGCATTCAGAAGGAGAAAAAGCAATTAGAAATTAAAAATAAAATCATTGAACGCACTGGATTCGATGAGGTTATGACGGTTGATGACAGCTTGCTTTCTGGGAGCAATTCGGAGTATAATAGCATGAAGGACAACATCCAGTATCGAAACAATAACCGATGAAGGTTGCAATCATAACAGATCAACATTTTGGTGCCCGTAAAGGGTCCAAGTTTCTGCACGATTATTTTAAAAAGTTTTACGACGAAATATTCTTCCCATATCTTGAAGATAACAACATTAAAGTTGTTATTGATATGGGAGATACTTTTGATAATCGTAGAAGCATTGATCTTTGGTCTTTAGAATGGGCGAAGGAAAATTACTACAATCACTTAAGAGATCTTGGCATAACAATTCATACTATTGTTGGTAATCATACTGCATATTATAAGAATACGAATGATGTTAACTCGGTAGGTCTTCTTCTGAGAGAATATGATAATGTCAAAATTTATTCCGAAACTACTGAAGTTCAATTTGACAAATTAAAAACTCTTTTCATCCCTTGGATTAATCAAGAAAATCAAGAAAAAACTTTTAATCTTATCAATAGTACCAAATCTAAAATTGCATTCGGTCATTTGGAATTGAATGGATTTCGTGCCCATCGTGGGCATGTTATGGAGGATGGGATGGATATAGATATTCTTGATAAATTTTCCAAAGTTTATTCGGGACATTATCATACTCGTTCTGATAATGGAAAGGTTTTTTATCTTGGAAATCCTTATGAGATGTTTTGGAATGATGTGAATGATACTCGTGGGTTTCATATTTTTGATACTGAAACTCTAGAGCACACTCCGATCAATAATCCTTTCAAACTCTTTTACAATGTTTACTATGATGATACTCCCCATCAAATGATTGATACGACGGAGTATGTTAATAAAATTGTAAAGATCATTGTCCGTAAAAAATCTAATATCAAAAATTTTGAAAAGTTCGTTGATAAACTTCATTCTTCTGGAATTCAAGAACTCAAAATTATTGAAAACTTTGATATTGTTGAGGGGGAGGATTTTGCAGTTGAAGAAACCGAAAATACTTTATCAATTTTGAATAGGTATGTTGATGAATCCGAAATCAATTACGATAAATCAATCATCAAGGGAATTATACAAGAATTATATTCTCAGGCGTGTGAGGTAGAATAGTGTTTATTCTTACTGTTGAAGGTAAAAAAGAAGACGGTGCTTATGCCGTTCAGGATGACAGTGGTGATAAAGTCCTTTTTATGTTTGAAGAGGAAGATGATGCTGTTAGATATGCATTGATGCTAGAGGATAGTGAAGGGATAGAAATAGATGTTATAGAAGTTGATCCAGAACTTGCAATTCATACCTGTAGAGTTTACAATTATAAGTATACTGTTATTACACCAAACGACATTGTCGTTCCACCGAAAAACATTGAGTAATGATTACCTTTAAAAAAATTCGTTTTCGTAATTTCCTTTCGACTGGAAACCAATCGACTGAAATTGATTTTCAGCAGAGCAGTACTAATTTAATTATCGGTACTAATGGTGCAGGTAAATCTACGGTTTTAGATGCTCTGACTTTTGTATTGTTTAATAAACCATTTCGCAAAATTAACAAACCTCAATTAGTAAATTCAGTTAATGATAAGGACTGCTTAGTTGAGATTGAATTTTCTATCAATAGTCGAGATTATCTTGTAAGACGTGGTATCAAACCAAATGTCTTTGATATTGAGGTTAATGGTAATCCTCTTAACAAAGAGGCGGATGATCGTGCAATGCAAAGAATACTGGAAGAAAATATTCTTAAAGTAAATTATAAGTCTTTCACTCAAATTGTTGTATTGGGTTCTAGTACTTTCGTTCCCTTTATGCAACTTACCACTGCAAATCGCCGTGAGGTAATTGAAGACCTCTTAGATATTCGTATCTTCTCCGCAATGAATAATTTGGTTAAGGATAAAATCCGCCAAGAAAAAGAGCAAGTGCGATCTTTGGAAGCAAAGAAAGAAAATACCAAAGATAAAGTTGAAATGCAACAAAACTTTATTGATGAATTGGAGAATAGGGGAAAGGAAAATATTGAAGATCGTAAAATTAAAATAGATCAACTCTTAACGGAAATAGATTCTCATTGTGAAGAAATTACTACTATAGAGAAACAAGTTCTTAACGTTACTGATGATCTTGATAGTGTTATTGGCGCCGCAGATAAATTAAAAAAACTAGGCAATCTTAAGGGTAAGATATCTCAAAAGGTATCTGTTATTACTAAAGAGCATAAGTTTTTTTCTGAAAATACGGTCTGCCCTACATGTACTCAAACTATCGAAGAAGAATTTCGGTTAAATAGAATTACTGACGCTCAAAATAAGGCAAAGGAACTCCAACAAGGATTTAAAGAACTTGAGGATACTATAAAACTTGAAGAGGATAGAGAGCGTCAATTTATAGTTCTATCGAAGGAGATTACAAAACTCAACCATGAGATTTCTCAAAACAATACTCGGATATCACTTAACCAGAGACAAATTCGGGACCTTGAATCTGAAATTCAAACTATTACCGAACGACTTGAAAACCGAAATATTGAACATGAGAAGTTAGAAGAGTTTAGAGAATCTCTAGCAAAGGTTTATGATGAAATAGCGAAAAAGAAAGAAGCAAGCGTTCATTACGATTTTGTTTATAGTCTACTTAAGGATGGTGGTGTAAAAACCAAAATCATTAAGAAGTACCTTCCCTTTATAAATCAGCAGGTAAATCGTTATCTGCAATTGATGGATTTCTACATTAATTTTCATCTAGATGAGGAGTTTAATGAAACTGTTAAATCTCCCATTCATGAAGATTTTTCTTATGCATCTTTTAGTGAAGGTGAAAAGATGCGTATTGACCTAGCACTTCTTTTCACTTGGAGAGAAGTTGCTAGAGTTAAGAATTCAGTCAATACAAATCTTCTTATTATGGATGAGGTTTTTGACTCATCTCTTGATGGATTTGGTACGGAAGAGTTTCTTAAAATTATTCGTTATGTCATTAAGAATGCAAATATTTTTGTAATATCTCATAAGTCTGAGTTGCACGATAAATTTGAAAATGTGATAAAATTTGATAAAGTAAAAGGTTTTTCGAGAATTGTATGAAAGTAATGATTATCGGGCACGGATATGTTGGATCTGCTGTTGCCTCTATTTTTACCGATGATGAAAAGGTAATTATTGATCCTAAACTGAGTGATGATGTTATTTCTAATCATTCAGAAGAAAAATTTGATGCTGTTTTTGTTTGTGTAGATACACCAAAAGAAAACAATAACGGTCTTCTTGATAATATTTTAAATCAAGTTGATGAGTATATTGGTGGTAAAACTCCAGTATGTTGTAAGTCAACTGCTAATCCAAATTATTATTATGAAGCAGAAAAGAAATACAAAAAAATTCACGTTCTTCATAGTCCAGAATATCTAGATTCTCGCCATAATATTGAGAAGTTTCAAAAACAAGATTTCTGTATTATTGGTGGGAATAAATCTGCTGCCAAGAAAGTTGCACGTATTTTTGTAAAAAGACTTCCCAAATTGAAACTAAAGAGAGTTGGAATAACTGATATTCGTAGTGCTGCTCTGGTTAAATATGCAGAAAACTTTTTTCTTGCAACTAAAGTTACGATTTATAATGAACTCTATAGGGTTCATAAAAATCTTGGATGCGAATCAACCTTTGATGAGTTTCGCACTATGGCAGGAATGGATGAAAGGATTGGTACATCTCATACTCAAGTTCCTGGTTGGGATGGAGAGTTTGGGTGGGGAGGACACTGCTTTATTAAAGATAACTATGAGTTGGAACAGTTTTCAGATAGTCCACTTGTTAAATATATTCGTGAACTTAATGATATTCATAGGGCAGGGGTCGGTTTCTAAAGTGGCACATTCAATTCCCTGATCTGTGTTTTTGCTCTATAATAGACCTATTCACGGAGACTAATGATGTCAAACACTCCAAACTGGCAGCATCATTCTAAGAAGGAGCAGAAACGGAAACTCAAACCGCAGGCACTCCGACAAGCAAAGGCACGACTTAAAGCCTTTAAGAAGAAACACTCCGAAAGGGGTGTTTTTTTATAAATAATTGAAAAGTCTTGAAAAAATGAGAGATCAAGAAATTATCGGTCTTTGGGAAGCTTATTCTTCCATTTATACTCCACAACAGGAACTTACTGAAGAGGTTCAAATTGCTGCACAATATTTTTATGAAATGGGTTTGAATGAGGATGGTGTTGATATTCTCATTGAAGAACTTGGTGTGGAAGAGTTTGCTGAGTTTGTTTATGATATTGCTGAAGAGTATGTTTTAACAGAAGCACGTGCAGGTGGTGCAAAGATTGAAGTTAAAACTGCTAAAGGAAAAGAAATCCAAGGTAAACCAACCGCAGCATCTTTAAAAAGGCTTCGTGCTCAAAAGGCAGCAAGAAGTGAATCGGAAGAAAAGGCATCTACTGAAAAACCATCAGGAATGAAAGCTTCGCTTCAGAGACAATCTGCTGTTGCTGCTGCTGCAAAGAAACAACCTAAAAAACCAGGATTCTTAGATCGTGTTGTTGGTGCGGTTGATGCGGGTATTAAAAGGCATAATGCTGCTATGAGTGCTGCAAAAGAAACTGGAAAGACGATTAGTAATGTAGCTAAAAAAGTTGGTGGAGTTGCTCGTGAAGTTGGTAAAGGTGCATCGGGTACTGCTAGACTTGTTGGACACGTTGCAAGAAAGGGATTAAATGATGAATATATTATGGAATATTTGATTGATGAAGGTTATGCTGATACTCAAGAAGCAGCAGAAGCAATTATGGTGAATATGAGTGAAGAGTGGAGAGATGATATTGTGGAAAAAACTGCAATGGCTAAGAGAGGTCATGATGAAACTGCAATTCGTAATAAGATTGCAAAATCAACAGGTGGTGGTGAGGCAGCAGATAGAGCAACTGCACTTGAAAACAGACCAACTTATAATCCTAAGAAAGACCAGCAAAGACAAAATTATGCTAGGGCGCAGAGAGGTGCTCATCGCACAACCACTTCATCAAGTCCTGGTCTTCGTGGATATGGTTATCAATCAAGTGATCCTGCAGTGAAGGCACTGCAAGCAGCAAGAGGAATGCAGAGAGGAACTGCTACTTTAACTCCTAACGAGAAGAAGCAACTCAATAGATAATTTAACCACTTTCCAAACCGTCACACTGGGGGGTCGCAAGACCTCCTTTTTTTGTATAATAGGGTCATCTGAAAACCACTAATGCCCGTCAATCACGAAATCAAGTCCCAACTCGCAAAGCTTCTTGCCACCGAAGACCTTGTGGTTGAGCACAGGAACAAAGTAGAGACCGCCTGCTTTAACGTTCATACCCGTGTCCTCACTCTGCCGATGTGGGAGAGGGCAAGTAATACTGTCTATGATCTTTTGGTGGGTCATGAAGTCGGTCATGCACTTTTCACACCTGATGAAGATTGGAGTCAAAATCGTAGAGTTCCTCCTCAGTTTGTGAATGTAACTGAGGATGCTCGCATTGAAAAACTGATGAAGCGTCGTTATGCTGGTCTTGCTAAAACTTTCTACAAAGGGTATGAGGAACTGAGTGATGAGGACTTCTTTCAGTTGGAGGATGAAGATATTTCTACTTATAATCTTGCTGATCGCGCCAATCTTTATTTTAAAGTTGGTAATTTTATCTCTCTTGATTTTACGGTAGAAGAGCAGGATATTATCAATCAGATCGCTGATGCAGAAACTTTTGCTGATGCACTGGATGCTGCCGAAGTTCTTTATAAGTACTGTAAGAAAAACCAAAAAAAAGAAAATAAATCTGATGTAGATTCTCAGGAAAAACCGCAGTCTGGTGGTAGTTCACCTGCCTCTGATTTTATGGATCAAGAGGAAGGTGAGAACGACCAACCTGAAATGGGAGGTGATAGTGGTTCAAGTTCTGATGAGGATGGTGAGGATGGTGAAAGTGGGAACGAACAAACCGAAATGGGAGGTGATAAAGTATCTGAAGAAGATGAAGAACCAGAAGTCAAGACCGTTGACAATCTAGAAGAAGCACTCAAAGATCTTGTAAATCAGGATGCTTATGAGAATGTTTATGTGGAGATTCCTAAACTGAATGTAAATCAAATCATTGTAAATAATGCTGACGTTCATAATAAGTGTAAGGAATCTTGGGCTTCTTATCTTGATCGTAATGAATATCAATCTAATGAAATCTTTGGTTCAATAGATAAAGAGTTCCGTGAGTTCAAGCGTTCGGCACAAAAGGAAGTCAATTATCTTGTGAAAGAATTTGAGTGCCGTAAGGCAGCAGATAGCTATGCACGTGCCACAACCGCCCGTACAGGCGTTCTGGACTGTACCAAGCTTCATACCTACAAATACAACGAAGACCTGTTCCGCAAGGTTACAACCCTTGCAGACGGCAAGAATCATGGTTTAGTATTCATTCTGGACTGGTCTGGTTCTATGGATCGTGTGATGTTGGATACTGTAAAGCAACTCTTTAATCTCACCTGGTTCTGTAAGAAAGTCAACATTCCTTTTGAGGTCTATGCTTTTACAAATGATTATCCAATCATTAAGTATGATGAAAATCATAAACCGATTATGCCGAAACCTTCATATCAAAAGAAAGATGGGTTGATTCATATTAATGATCAGTTCTCTCTGATGAATATTCTTACTAGTAAAACAAATACTAGGACTATGGAAGAGCAAATGTTGAATATCTATCGGGTTGCCTGTAGTTTTGGTGACTCCTATCGTGGACGTTATTATACTCCAATCGGATGGAATCTTTCGGGTACTCCTTTGAATGAGAGCTTGATTGCCCTTCATGAAATTCTCCCTACTTTCCAGAAAGAGAATAAACTGCAGAAAGTTCAGTGTGTAATTCTGACCGATGGTGAAGCGCATTCACTGAAGTACCATAAGGAGTTTAATCGTTCTTATGAGAAAGATCCTTATCTTGGTTTGAATGGTCTTGGGAGTAATTCATTTTTACGTGATCGTAATACTGGAAACACCTATTCTCTAAAATCTGATCTTACTGATACGCTTCTTCATAATCTTCGAGATAAGTTTCCTTCTGTCAATTTTATTGGTATGAGGATTATTGAATCTCGTGATGTTGGTTATTTTGTTCGTCGCTATACTGGATGGGTTAGTTCTGATTATGATAAAATTATGAATAGTTGGAAGAAAGAGAAATCTTTCTCTATTAAGAACTCTGGGTATCATACTTACTTTGGACTTTCTTCTTCTGCTCTTTCAAATGATGCAGAGTTTGAGGTTGCCAATGATGCCACCAAGACTCAAATCAAATCTGCCTTTGTGAAGAGTTTGAAGAGTAAGAAAATGAATAAAAAAGTTCTCGGGGAGTTTATGGAACTAGTTGCTTGAATAAATACTCAAAAGAGTGTTTATAAAAATGCAGTTTCGGGAAGAACTCCTCGATGAAAGGACGCTAATGAAGGCAGCAAAAACCAGTAAATCTGGAACTATGCCTATGCGTGGTTCTGAGGGTGCAGCAAGAAAAGATGTTGCTCGTGCTGGTTTTCGTAAGAAGGGTCCGATTCAAGAACCAAAAGTTGAAAAGAGTGGGACTGATGTTCCTGTATGGGTAAGAACTCATAAGTCTCCTGGAGATTATGCTGCTCATACTGCTAGAAAGGCACATAGAGAAGGTGAAAAAACAAACACTAAACAATTAAAAAGACAGTTTCATCAGACTGGTGCAAAAAAAGATAGTGAGGTTCACGATATTACTGTAGGTTCTCCAAAATCTAAAGTAAAAGATCCTGGACAAAGAGCTAGACAATTTGTTGGTGCTCTAAAAGATGTTAAAGATAAAATGAAAGAGCGTAAGGGTGTTGCTACCAATACTCCTACTGCAATTTCATCTTCGGGCAAAAAAAGAAAAAGAAGTGATGAAGAAGGTGCTGAACAGAGAGGTAGAATTTATACTAAATTAGGTATGGGTGAAAGAAATCCAAAAACAGGAGTGCAAATGGCAAAACTTGGAGAGGGTAAAACTTTTTCTCAATTTATGATGGAATGCTATTCATTAACTTAGGACACTTTCCAAACCGTCACAGGGGGGCAGTAATGCCCCCTTTTTATTGCTATAATTACTTCAGTTAAACAAAACCACCTGACTATGCCTCGTTCCAAAATGAGTCTTGATTACATCATCTCTTCCCTTAAAGCACTTTATGGTAGTGAAGTTAATTCTGCCGAAATCAAAGCTTGGTGTGCTATGAATGGTTCTAATTACCAAACTGTGACGAATAAACTTGATGAGTTTAAAGTTCAACGTGGTAAATGGAACCTGGAAGTCACTCAAGAGAAAGTCGAACAAATCGAACGTACCTATCAAGCACCTGCTGCTCTTCCTGCTGTGGAACAAAATCTTATTCCTGATAAAGATGATACCTTCGTCAAGTTTGGTAATTTTAACGATATTAAAAAAATTATTGCTTCCAATCTTTTTTATCCGACGTTCATTACGGGTCTTTCGGGTAATGGTAAAACGTTCAGTGTGGAGCAAGTTTGTGCTCAACTTAAGCGTGAATTGATTCGTGTAAATATTACAGTAGAAACTGATGAAGATGATCTCATCGGTGGTTTCCGCCTTGTTAATGGCGAAACTGTTTGGCACAACGGTCCCGTTATCGAAGCCCTCCAACGTGGCGCTGTCCTACTTCTCGATGAGGTGGATCTTGCATCTAATAAAATCCTTTGCCTCCAATCCATCCTAGAAGGTAAAGGCGTATTCCTGAAAAAGATTGGTCGTTTTGTCAAACCTGCTTCTGGATTTACTGTAGTTGCCACTGCTAATACCAAAGGTAAAGGTTCTGATGATGGTCGCTTCATCGGCACTAATGTGCTCAATGAGGCGTTCTTAGAGCGTTTCCCTGTAACCTTCGAACAGTCCTATCCTGCCCCTGCCGTAGAGCAGAAGATCCTAGAAGGCGTTGCTCTGGACCTTGGTGTGGAAGACCGTGACTTCTGCAAGCGCATTGTAGATTGGGCGGACATCATACGTAAAACCTTCTATGATGGGGGTATTGAGGAAATCATTAGCACTCGCCGTTTGGTTCATATTATCCGTGCCTATAGCATCTTCCAAGATAAAGCAAAGGCAATTCAAGTTTGCACCAATCGTTTTGACGATGAAACCAAGCAATGCTTCCTGGAACTGTATGATAAAGTGGATGCTGATTTTCAGATGCCTACTACGGTATCAAATGAAGTTCTTCCATATATTGACGAACCCACTCCTTTCTGATATAATTGGGGAAGGTAAAAATGTGCCTTCCCCTTATTATGACTAATTCTTGGAGTTTACTTTACGATGTTATGCAAGATCCAGAAGATGAAAAAAATCTTGTGAACTCCCACAAGTACACCCTTTTAGAATCTAAAGGGGATGTTTATGATATTAAAAAGGAAAGTATTACTATGAGCGAATCTAAAAATCATCTTTGGAAGTACAACGAAGATAAAATCCTCAAAGAAGTTGAGGATTATGTAACTGGTACTTATCATGGTCATTATTGTGGTGATCAAGATGGTTATTCTGACATTCAAACTATTGACCTGATGGCAGCTAAGAAACTTGCCACAGGTTTCTGCCAAGCAAACATTCTTAAATATGGTTCACGCTATGGCGATAAGGATGGACGCAACAAACGTGACTTGATGAAAGTCATTCACTATGCTATGCTACTCATTCACTTTGACGGTCACTATTCCCGCAAGGATAATGGACTTACCGAATTCCGTTGATAATGAAACTCAAACCACAAATTATGAAACTCTCTGACAACTCTCTGACTATTCTCAAGAACTTTGCTGGAATTAACAACTCTATTCTGGTCAAACAAGGCAATAAACTCCGTACTATCTCTGTGGCAAAGAACATTCTTGCCGAAGCAGATATTATTGAAGAGTTTCCCCGCAACTTTGCGATTTATGACCTGAATCAGTTTCTGAATGGTCTCAGTCTTCACCAAGATCCTGAACTAGATTTTACAAATGATTCGCATATTGTGATTCGGGAAGGTAAGCGTAGAGTTAAGTATTTCTTTGCTGATCCAAATGTAATTATCTCTCCCCCCGATAAAGAGATTCAACTTCCTTCTGAAGATGTTTGCTTCCAATTGGAACACGCATCATTGGAGAAACTTCTTAAGGCAGCAGCAGTCTATCAACTTCCTGATCTTTCTGCAATTGGAGAAGCAGGTGTAATTCGTCTTGTAGTTCGTGATAAGAAGAATGATACTTCGAACGAATACTCTATTGTCGTCGGTGAGACTGATAGTGAATTCACCTTTAACTTTAAGGTTGAAAATATCAAGATTATTCCTGGTGCCTATGATGTTGTTGTTTCACAAAAACTTTTGTCACAATTTGTCAATGCCAAGTACAATCTGAAGTATTATATTGCTCTTGAACCTGATTCGAAGTTTAATTGATGGGATTCTTTCTCTATTTGACGCCAATTGGCAATAACATTATGAATGATCTTGCTAAGGCAAGATTCGATATTAGAGAAAATGTAGGTCTTTGTTCTAACCATAATATTTTTGGATATGCAGATAAACCAAAAAAGTTTATTGTGTGTACCAAAAATATTAAAAGTAGTGGATACGACTTTCGATTTTATTTGAACGAAACTGTATATCATGAGGCAACTCATGCCGCTCAAAATTGTAAAGGTGGGAATGATCTTATTGGAATTCCAAAATCTAAAATGCCTCTACCTAGCAATAAACTCCAAGATATCCGCAATTCAATGCAATTGACTGGTAACTACAGAGTTCAAATGAGGGAACATGAAGCGTATTTTTTGGAAGACAAACCAGAAAAAGTACGCTATTATGTTAAAAAGTTCTGCTTTTAATTATGAATATCTTTGTGAATGATTCTTGCCCTGTGCTTTCTGCCGTGGCACTTCCCGATAAACACGTCGTCAAAATGCCCCTAGAGACCTGTCAGATGGTCTCTGTCATCTTCTCCAAGTGGTACTATGATTGGGGATACATTCCCAAAAAAGACGGTCTGCCGTACAGTACAGAAAAGGGCGCCTTCCGCAATCATCCCTGTACTCAATGGGCAGCAAAATCCCACGAAAACCTTGCTTGGTTGATTCGGCACGGATTTGCCCTTTGTAATGAGTATCGGCATCGTTATGGTAAAGACCACGCTTGTATGAAAGGTCTTGAAGTTGCTGAGAATATCTTTGCTACTAAAAGTGGAAAAGAAATCTC